AATCATTCATTCGTAGAGATTTGGATCCAGTTTATCAAGGTCAATATGAGATTCTTGTAGTTCCAAACATCGTCAATATTACATATGGGCGAGATGTAGGATATAAGATTGAACAAGAAGTTTTTGACGATGCAACACACAGTATCAGTGCGACAAAAATTCGCAAAGAAATGGGATTAAAGTGAACAAATACCACATTAGATTTAACACCAAACACAATGGTTCTAAACTAGTGTGGAGAATTTTTGAAAACGGGGTCGAACATCTGGCTGAGGATGTTCGACTTATAGGTGAAACTTTTACAGAATGTACTCATGAACACGGTGAAACCAAATGGAATATTGCTTGTCGTGGCAGATTAATATGGGTTGATAAAGTGGCAGTAATTGTTACTGATAAGGACTAATGCCGAATACATTCAAATAACTCGGTAAAATAATCCTTTTTTATAAATATACAAAAAAGGAGTTATTTGATGAGCACTTATAAACCAGCTTCTAGAGAAGAATTTAAAGAGTATTGCCTAAGAAGGCTTGGTGCGCCTTTGCTTGAAATTAACGTAGCCGACGAACAAGTCGAAGACTGTATTGAAATTGCTCTTCAATACTATCATGATTATCACTATGATGGTACTCAAAAAGTCTATCTTGCGCACCAAGTTACTCAAACCGACAGAGATAATAAGTATTTAAGTATACCAGAAACTGTCATTGGTGTCATTAATATCTTTGATATTGGTGACTCATATTCTACGAATAATCTGTTCAATTTAAGATATCAAATAGCATTGAACGATCTTTTTGCGTTCAATTACGGTCCTTTTGCGCCATACTATATGGCGCTTCAAAATGTCGCACTAGCAGAGGAATTGTTTGTTGGTAAACAATCTCTAAGATTCAATCGCCACACTAACAGACTTTACATTGACATGGATTGGAATTCCAAAATCGATGTTGGTGAATATATCATTGTTGAGGGCTATCAAATACTTGATCCAGATACATACACCGATGTATACAATGATCGTTGGCTAAAGCGATATGCTACAGCACAAATTAAAAAGCAATGGGGCGAAAACTTAAAGAAATTTGAAGGTTTGCAAATGCCAGGCGCCGTCACATTTAATGGTCAAAAGATTTGGGACGAAGCAGTTGAAGAAATCACTCAGCTAGAAGAAGAAATGATAAGTTCTTATTCGTTGCCTGTTTCCGATATGTTAGGATAAATTGTGGCAAGAAATCGCTACTTCAACCAATACACACAAGTAGCTTCAGAGCAAACACTTGTAGAAGATTTAATCATCGAGTCTATAAAGATTTATGGACACGATGTTTATTACCTACCAAGAACACACGTTAATTTAGACCTTCTTTATAAAGAAGATGCATCCGTTTTATTTGACGATGCTCTTCAATTAGAAGTGTATTTGAAAACATATGATGGATATCTTGGACAGAACGATTTTATTTCCAAGTTCGGCTTACAAGTTGACGAATCTTTAACATTTACTGTATCTCAAAAAAGATTTAAACAAATACTTCAGTCTATGATTATGACTGAGTATAACTATAATATCAAACTAGAAGATGGAAATTTACTAGTAACAGAGGGTAGTTATGATTATTCTACAATGATTCGTCCTAGAGAAGGAGACTTGATTTGGTTTCCAATGACAAAGGACTTATTTGAGGTTAAGTTTGTTGAGCCTATCGAGGTTCTTTTTCAATTAGGCAAACTGTACACATACGAACTTCGCTGCGATAAGTATGAATACTCTAGCGAAAAACTGGATACTGATGTTGCAGAGATTGACCAGATTGAAACTGATTACAGTCTATCGACCGACAACATGCCTAGATTGTTGAATGAAGACGGTGACAAACTATTGAACGAAAATGGAACTATGTTGCTTGAAGAGGGCGAACATATTGAAGAGCGTGACGATTCAGGACAAAATGAGTATTTGCAAACAAAGATTGAAGATGAAGATGTTGTCGATTTCTCTGAGACAAATCCATTTTCTAGTGTGAGGGCATTCTAATGTTTGGACATGATTTTTACCACGGCACTTTGCGCAGATATGTCATACTATTTGGCAATCTGTTCAACGAAATACAAGTCAGAAGATTCAATAGCGCCGGCTCAGTTATTCAGAATGTAGCTGTGCCGATTGCATATGGACCAAAACAAAGAGCGATTGAACGTGCATTAGCTGATCCTACTGCATTCAAAAGCGTTTCAGTTAATTTGCCACGCATGACTTTTGCTATGTCTTCTTTGACATATGCACCAACTCGCAAACTCAATAGCACATTAAAGTTTCGCAATAGCACATTTGATCAAAACTTGCAAACTTTTAACTCGGTGTATGCACCTGTGCCTTATGATATGTTGTTCACATTGAGTGTGTTGACAAAAAACTCTGAAGACGGCACACAGATTATAGAACAAATTTTACCATTCTTTACTCCAGACTTTACTGTGACAATGAAAGCATTGCCAGATATGTCATTGAATTTAGATGTGCCCATTGAATTGACCTCAGTATCTTCTGATGATACATACGAAGGCGACTTTGATATCAAACGTGTATTGACATGGGATTTGTCATTTACCGTCAAAGGTTATCTATTCGGTCCTGTCAATAAGAGCAAATACATTTCCAATGTCGAAATTAACATGTTTGACGGAGAGTATGGATTCACTAATACAGAAATTGCAGGCATTGATATTGCTAGTGATGGTGTGGAGACATTGACATGAAACAAACCGTAGATACAAAATTGAATCAGATTTTTGATGTGGTTGATTCTACCACAGAATTAGTTCCTTCACTGCCTAAAGAAGAACAACACATTGACGATGATTATGAATATGCAAGAAAAAATCTGAGAACACTTATAGACAATGGCAAAGGTGCTATGGAGAATTTGACATTTCTTGCAAAAGAGGGTGAATCTCCAAGAGCCTACGAAGTCATTGGACAATTAATTAAAACTCTAGCAGATACAAATAAAGACCTTTTAGACCTCTCAAAGAAAGCAAGGGAAGCAAAAGGCATGAAGAGTGCAGATGAACAAAAGCCACAGAATGTGACAAATGCTTTGTTTGTAGGCAGTACCGCAGAACTACAAAAATTAATTAAGGGGCAATAATGTATCAATATCGTGCAAAAATTCTTAAAGTGTTTGATGGTGACACGGTTCAAGTTGACCTCGATTTAGGCTTCAACATTGTTTTGGCAAATCAAAAAGTTCGTCTTGCTGGCATCGACACACCTGAGTCTCGTACCGCTAACACTGAAGAAAAGCCAAGAGGGCTTTTGTCGAAGAAAAAATTGGCTGAAAAGTTGCCAGTTGGTTCGTATGCAATGATTGAAACGATGAAACCTGATAGTAATGATGACAAGTTTGGTCGTATTCTAGGGGTCTTTATTACCGAAGATGGCACTAGAGTTAATCAGTGGATGATTGACAATAACTATGCGGTGCTTTACTTAGGCGAAAATAAAGAATTGGTCCAAGAAGCCCATCAACAAAATAAGAAAATTTTGATTGAAAGAGGCGAATTAAAGTAATTCATGACAACTAAAAATTATCTTGGTAACGCAAATTTAAAAGCAACGAATGTTCAGATACAATTCACAAAAAATCAAATTGATGAGTATCTGAAGTGTGCTGCGGACCCAATTTACTTTATTGAAACATACTGTAAAATTGTAACTCTAGATCATGGGTTGCAACCATTCAAACTGTACGATTGTCAAAAAAACAAAGTTAAAGTAATTCACGAAAATCGTAAAGTTATTTTAATGGAAGGTCGTCAGCAAGGAAAAACTACCACATCTGCTGCATACATTCTTTGGTATACTCTTTTTCAAGAAAGCAAAACTGTTGCAATTCTTGCAAATAAAGCAACCGCCGCAAGAGAAGTTTTATATCGTTATCAATTGATGTATGAGAATTTACCTATCTGGCTACAGCAAGGTGTAACTACTTGGAATAAAGGCGACATTGCACTAGAAAACGGATCAATTGTTTTTACTGCCGCTACTTCTAGACAAGGTATTCGTGGTAAGTCTGTTAACTTACTATACGTTGACGAAACTGCTATTATTCCTAACAACTTGGCTGAAGAATTCTTCACCGCAGTTTATCCTACCATCTCTGCTGGTGAAACTACAAAGATTCTTCTATCTTCGACACCACTAGGTTATAATCATTTTTGGAAATTTTGGAATGATGCACAAAATGACAGAAATGGCTTTGTTCCTCTGTTCATACCATATTGGGAAATTCCAGGTCGTAGTGAAGCATGGGCTGAAGAGCAAAGAAGACTACTTGGAGAATTACGATTTAATCAAGAAGTTTTGTGTAATTTCTTGGGTTCAAGTCTTACACTGATTGCGGCCGATTCTATTGCACAAATGTCTCCTAGTCCAACAATTTACAGTAAAGACGGACTAGACATTTATGAGAAAGTCGAAAAAGCACACACTTATGTGATTGTAGCAGATACTGCAAAAGGCGTTGAAGGCGATTATTCTGCATTTCAAATCATTGATGCAACTTCAGTTCCATACAAAATTGTTGGAAAGTACAGAGACAATAAGATAAGCCCACTACTATATCCATCAGTTATCTATAAAGTTGCTAAAGAATTCAATGAAGCCTATGTTCTAATTGAGATCAATACTTCAGAGCAAGTCGCAGAAATTCTTTATGGTGAATATGAGTATGAAAACATCATATTTGTAAATAGAACCACAAATGGACAAGTTGTTTCTGGTGGTTTTGGCGGCGGCAAGTCTCAACTAGGTGTTATTACTGATAAGAAAATAAAACGCATTGGATGCTCAAACTTCAAATCTCTAGTTGAAGAGAAAAAGATGATTATACCAGACGCCGACACTATCTCTGAAATTTCTACATTCATTCAAAAGCGCAATAGTTATGCTGCCGATGAAGGATACCATGACGATTTAATTATGCCATTAGTTCTGTTTTCTTGGTTAACAACTAATCCATACTTCAAAGATTTGACAAATGTAAATCTAAGAAAAGAATTGTATGAACAAAAAATAAAAATGATTGAGGAAGAAGTCACACCTTTTGGATTTATAAATACAGGTGAAGAAGAAGAAAAAACTTTCGTTGATGGTACCGGGCAAGTCTGGAAAGAAGCGGAAGAATATGTGAATTATGCAAAATCTGATTTTTTATAAATAAAAAAAGAATATGAATGAAATTGTGAACAGAGATATAAAATCTTAATCAAGGAGAACAAAATGGCAATTAATCTAGTTTCACCAGGCGTAAAGGTTACTGAATCTGACCAAGTAGCGTCAGTACAGGCAACAGGTACGACCATTGGAGGTGCCGTTGGACAATTTAGATGGGGACCAATTGAAGCCGCTACTTTAGTGACTAGCGAGACAGAATTGGTAACTAAATTCGCAGCACCAAATGCAACAAACGTTGTAGATTTTCTAAACGCAGCAAACTTCCTATCATACACTCCAGCGTTGTATGTCGTTCGTGCTACTACCGCCAATTCCTTAAATGCTACTGCCGAAGCAACAACCGGTTCAGGCACATCAGGTACTGGCGTTCTAATCAAAAATGATGACATTTACGACAACACTTATGCTGATGGTGCAGGAAACGTAGGTCCTTGGGCTGCTAAACACGCTGGTGCACTAGGAAACTCAGTAAAAGTTTCTACTTGCCCAACTTCATCAGTTTGGGAAT